ATGTCGCGAATCCCGACCATCGCCGCCCGCGTGAACGAACGGGCGCAACGCGACGCCGGCGGCGTGTCCGAACGCGAACGCCGCGACCACGCGGAGCGGATGGCCGCGGTGCACGGCGGGCCGATCCGCCGGCACGGGGTCGCCCGGTGGCTCACCCGGCCGACGTACGACGCCGCCCGCGACGCGACCCGCGGCACGCTGGAAATCAACGGCGAGCGGTATGAGTACGCGGCACCTATCGGCGGTGAGACGACCCTCACGCGGTTCGATGGTGCCATCTTCCGCTTCGCCACGGACGCGCTCGGCAATCTGACCTGTGACTGTCACGACACGTTCTACACCGGCTGCCGGTGCCTCCACGCGAACGCACTCCGCGCCGCGTTGGCCGCACTGGAGCCCTTCTAAGGGGGGAAGCAATGGAAACACGACACGCGACGGCGGGCGTCCACGGCACCGCGATGGCGGGCGCCGCAGGCACCGCGACGGCGGGCAAGTACGGCACCGCGATGGCGGGCGACCACGGCACCGTGTCGGCGGGCGACGCGGGCACCGCGATGGCGGGCGACCACGGCACCGTGACGGCGGGCGACGCGGGCACCGCGATGGCGGGCGACCACGGCACCGCGACGGCGGGCTATGCCGGCACCGCGACGGCGGGCGCCGCGGGCACCGCGATGGCGGGCGACTACGGCACCGCGACGGCGGGCGACTACGGCACCGTGACGGCGGGCGTCCACGGCACCGCGACGGCGGGCGCTGCGGGCACCGCGACGGCGGGCGACTACGGCACCGCGACGGCGGGCGACTACGGCACCGCGACGGCGGGCTACGGCGGCACCGTGTCGGCGGGCTACGGCGGCACCGTGTCGGCGGGCGTCCACGGCACACTGATTACCCGGCGTTGGGATTCAACAGCCGGCCGCGTCCGTTACGTCGTCGCTTACGTCGGCGAAGACGGCATCCTTCCCCACACGCCGTACCGCCTAACCGACGACGGTAAACTCGTCCGCGCCGATAAAGGGGGAACCCCATGATCGACTGCATCACGCAAGAACTGTCCGACGGAACGGAGGTGGAATGGCGACCCGGCGAGACAATCCGAGAGGCGGAGTCCCGCGTCTCCGCCGACGGCCGGCTGATTCACACCGTCATCGACGAGTGGACGTGGGTTCGCAAGCGCATCACAACCCTAGCGGAGGGCGACCGATGAGTCTAATTCCGATCCCGAACCGCCGCGCCGCGGAAACGCTCGGCGCGCTGACGGCGAGTAAGGACGGCGGGGGGCGGTACGACTTCGGCAGCGTCCGAGTCTCCGCCGATCCCGACGGGCGGGTCGAGCTAGCGGCGTGTAATAACGTCGCCGCAATCATCGTCACCACCCCCGTCGGCTTCACGACCCCCGAACGGCGTACCGCCGCGGTGCCGGCGGCGAAGTGGAAGGCGGCGATAGCGGCCGGGCACCTCGACGTGGCGAAATACGCCTCCGAAGAACTGCAGCCCTCCATCGCGACCGCGTGTCCGGCCGACGCGACCGCGCTGGCGTCCGTCACAATCGACGCGGAGCATCTTCTACCACTCTTGAAGGCCGTCGCCGCGTTCGTGCGGCGGGGGCATCACGAATGGCGCAACGGCCGACGGCGGCCGTACCACGCCGCGGAAGTGCGGTTGACCATCCACCGCGACCCACGACAGCCCCTCGTTCTCACCGCCGATTGCGTCGATGGCTCAAACGTGGTCGGCTTACTCTCCACAGTCAATACGGAGGTGCGCTGATGACTGCGAGGCAACGAGTTTGGCGTGACGGGTTCGCCCCACAGATCAGCGACGCCGGCCTCGCGGCGCTCCGGGCGGCCCTTGCGGCCAACGATCCGCGTCTCATTCAAGGCGCGTCAACTCGGCCGCCGCCGATGAATGCGGTGCTTGACTGGCCAGCCGAAGGCGCTTGCGCCGTCGGTTACTGCGGCTGGCAGTGCGGCAACACTGTCGGCGAAGTCGAACACTACTTCGCCGACGCGTGCTATCAAGCCGACCGCCGCCTCGGCGAGCCCGCCGCCTGCCGCTGGTTCCTCAACTGGTACGACGATGAGGATCGGGCGGTGGTGTTCGCGGAGTTGCTCCGCGAAGTGGATCGGGAGATTTCGCGGCGGGCCGCGGGGGTGGCAGCGTGACGCCGCAACGTCTCTCCCGCCACGGGGTGGCCCGCTGGGTCGCCCGGCCCGTGACTCATGCCGACATCCGCGCGGCCGTCGGCGTGTTGTCTATCAACGGGACGCCGTACACGTTCGTTCGCCTCCTCTCCGCCGGCGTCGTGCGACTCAGCAAGGCGGATGGGACAACCTATCAAGTTGCCCGCGACCCGGACACGGGTGAAGTCTCCTGCGACTGCCCGGACGCGACGTACCGGCCGGGATGTTTCTGCAAACACCGTAACGCGGTACTCGCCGCGTTGCTTCACTCAGGGGGGTAACTATGACCGTACGACTCACGCCCGACCTACTCGCCGCAGTGGACCGCTCCCGCGCCGCGGGCACCCACTTCGGCCTCCGAACATCCAACGCCGACGGGACCAGCTACAGCGGTTTCCAATGGCCGGCGGCGGGCGGAGAGGCCGTCGCGCCGGATTGGAGGTCTGACGCGACGTGCGGCGGCGGACTCCACTACCTACCGCGGGGGGAGGGGAATGCAGCCTTACTGCGTACGAGCGCGGATGCCTTGTGGCAGGTGGTCGAAATTGACTCCGCGAACGAAGTCCGTATTGACTCCGATAAGGCGAAGTGCCTGACGTGCCACGTCGTCTACGCCGGCACTCGCGACACCGCGACGGCGTTAATTGCGACTCGACACCCCGAAGCCGCATGCGCGTACGGCACCGCGAAGGCGGGCGACCACGGCACCGCGACGGCGGGCGACGAGGGCACCGCGATGGCGGGTGACCACGGCACCGCGACGGCGGGCGCCGCAGGCACCGCGACGGCGGGCGACTACGGCACCGCGACGGCGGGCGACTACGGCACCGTGACGGCGGGCGTCCACGGCACCGCGACGGCGGGCGACTACGGCACCGCGACGGCGGGCGCCGCGGGCACCGCGACGGCGGGCGACCGCGGCACCGCGACGGCGGGCTACGACGGCACCGCGAAGGCGGGCTACGGCGGCACCGCGACGGCGGGTTATGCCGGCACCGCGACGGCGGGCGACGCGGGCACCGCGACGGCGGGCGCCGCGGGCACCGCGACGGCGGGCGTCCACGGCACCGCGAAGGCGGGCGACCACGGCACCGCGACGGCGGGCGACCGCGGCACCGCGACGGCGGGCGACTACGGCACCGTGACGGCGGGCGTCCACGGCACCGCGAAGGCGGGCGACCACGGCACCGCGACGGCGGGCGACCGCGGCACCGCGACGGCGGGCGACCGCGGCACCGCGACGGCGGGCTACGGCGGCACGCTGATTATTACCCACTACGACCGTGCGGCGAATCGCAGACTCGTCGCCGTGGCCTACGTCGGGGAAGGGGGAATTGAACCTAACCAACCCTATCGACTAAACGTCGCCGGTAAGTTCACCCCCGCCATCTAGCCGGGGCAGTGAACGGTCACTAAAACACGCCGGGTAGCTCCCGGCGTGTTGCGTTTTCCGCTGGACATCGGCGCGCCGAACCGGCCGGCACCGGTTCGGGACCAAGAGGTCGGAGGTTCAAATCCTCTCGCCCCGATTGGTGAAAGTACTCCCGCGGCACCTTCCGGGGCACGGAATGGGCAGCGAACCATGCCGCGACCCGTCTCCGGCCCGTGGTATCGGGTCGCCCGTGACACGTGGTACGCGACGCTCGCCGGCCGCGCGGTGTCGCTCGGCATCCGCGGGGCCGGCTCGCACGTCGCGGCGATAGACGCGTGGCGCGCCGCGACGCGCCCCGCCCGCACCGTCGGCGACGTGGTCACGGCGTACCTCGACTCGGCGCGTCTCCGCGTCGCTCCCGCAACCGCGGCGTGGTACGCGTCGCTGCTGAGCCCCTTCGCAGCCGCGTACGGCCTGCGTGACGCGGCGAGCCTCACGGCCGACGACATCCACCGCTACGCCGCGTCGCGTGTCACGTGGTCCGCGGCGACTCGGCACGGGGTGATAACCTGCATCCTCTCCGCGTGGCGAGCGGCGGGCACCCCGATCCGCGGTACTGTGCGGCGGCCGGTGAAGCGCCGCCGCACGCCGGCCACCCTCATCGACGCCGACGCGCACCGCCGGGTACTCGCCGCGGCCCCGCCGTGGTTGCGGGAGTACGTAGACGCGCTCTACGCCACCGGGGCGCGGCCGGGGGAGCTAGCCGGCGTCACGGCGGCGAACGTGACGGGCGACGTGGTGACGGTGTGGGAGCATAAGACAGCGGCACGCGGGCACTCTCGCACCGTCTACCTACCGCCGGCGACCGCGGCCGCGTTCCGCCTGCTCGCCGCGGCCCGGCCGGTCGGCCCGTTGTTCCGCGGGCGGTATGGCGGTGGGTTATCTCGCAACGCGGTGGTACACGCGTTCGCGGCGATCCGCCGCCGTACGGGGCTATGCGTCACGGCCTACGATTACCGGCACACATTCGCGACGCGGCTGTTGGCGGCCGGCATCCCCGACGCGGTGGTTGCGGAGCTACTGGGGCACCGGGGAACCGACACGCTGCACCGGCACTACGCGCACTTGTCGGCGCGGTCCGACGTGTTGCGGGCGGCGATCGCGTCACTCTGAGACGACGGCGCACGTCGGCTGCCGGCATCGCGACCGCCGCGGCGCGTAGCGAGGCACAACAGCGACCCCGCCGGATCGGCGGGAGAAGTCGGGCCACGGAACGAAGGCGAGTCCGCACATGGGGTCCGCGACACTCAGCCGCTCCGCGTCATACCCGCAGCAGACAACCCAATGTTCCCCGCCGTAGGCCCGCATGTCCCATATCACCGGCCGGCCGCGGTCGATGAGTTGCCGCACGTCAGCCGCGGCCGGCCGGTGAACCACCGCGGCCTTAACGCCGCGAGATATCAGACACGCCGCGATGGACGCCGGCGACGTTCCGTGCATCACCGTGGTGTCGATATGCAACTCACGAACCGCGGCAGTCTTCCCGTACAGCGACAGCACCGCCATTGCGGCGCAACGGCCGCAAGAGTGGGTATCGGACTGGAGGTACACCGGCACGGGTATCATCGCGACGCCTCCAACGCGGCGTACATCGCGAGGAAGGCCGTTTCGGCGTCGTCCGGCATGTGCGGGAGGATGCGATAAGGAAGGGCCGGGTAGCCGTCCAACCACTCCACCCACTCCGTTCGGAAGCCGATGAGTTGTTGCACTTCCATAGTCAGGGCGCGGCGGTCATGCTCGCGTACGATGTCGGGGATGTCGGCCGGCAAGCCGAACCGCTCCGCGATGGCGGCAAGCAGCCGATCCTCAGCGGCGCGGAAGCCGGCAAACTCCGGTCGCTGCTTAATCGGCGCCGCCACGTCGCCTAGGTACGCCTCCGCGGCGTCGTGTAGCAAGCCCCAAAGCTGTGTCTCCGCGCCGTACACGTCCAACGACGCCGCGACGATAACGGAATGCTGCGCGACGGAATAGAACGGCTTGATGTGCCCGTTGTAACGACACTGATAGGCGAGGGAGTGGGCGATATCGGTCAGATGGAGCCGCGCCGGGTCCGGCGAGTACGGGTCGATGAACTCGCCTGACACCGTCTGTATCGCCGTGCCGGGCATTAGCGGGCCTCCTCGACGTTGTTAACGCCGGCGGCAAGCCGGGCGACCAAGTCGGACCACGACGTACCGAAGTTGCGCGCGGCGGGTGTGACGCCGGCTAGCGATGCGTCCAACGCCATCAACGCGCGGCACGCGGCGTGCGATAAGTGGTCGTCGGACCGGTCGCCGGCGAGCCAAGCGAAGTAGTGAGTCATTGCATGGTTAACGTGGTCGGCGACGGTCAAGCCGCGCCAATTGTCCACGCCGTACTTCTTCGCCCCCACGTCCAGCACGCCGGCGACGGCGAGACACGCGCGAGCCGGCAGCAAGTCGCACCGCGTGCCGGTATCGGATTGCTTCGCGCCGGCGGCGTTGACTTGCGTCGGCGCGTCGGGAGATAGGTCTACGGCCATCGCTCACCCCCTCGCTGTTACGCTCGCGTACCCCGGCCACGCCGACTTAACGTACCGCGGACACGCGTAGCCCTCAACCGCTACCGGCAGCCCCGCCGCCCACGCGGGGGCGGCAGCGACGATGTCGGCGACGCGTCGCGGGTCGGCGGACTCGGCGACGATTTCGTCGTGGATATGCATCACGACAGTTACCCCCGCTGCCTCCAACCGCGCCAACGCCGCCGCGAGCAAGTCGCGGCATATCGCTTGAATCACGTTCTCCGCAATCTTCCCGCCGTAGAGCGTTCGTTCGCCGCGGGGCGACTCGTAGATGAGCGTGGGTCTCGCCCGGCCGTCCGTCGAATAGACCGGTACCCGATCCTCGACGCGCGCCAGCCGGTAGAACAACCGCCGGCCGGAGGGCAGGCGGACCGTCACCGCGCGACCTTCCCGGCGAAACTCACATCGGCCGTCGCGAGCAACGCCGCCGGCGACCGCGGTGGTAAGCGCCGCCTCATATCGGTGCCAGAGACCGCCGCGGCGGAATACGCGTCCATCCCGCCCACCGGCCCGCTGGCCGGCGATTGCGGCGTACGCGTCGCGATAGCCCTCGACACAATCCGCCGCCGTCACGCCGGCGGCGGATAAGTCAACGCCGGCTAACGCGCAGTAGTCCGCCAGCCGTGGCGCCGACATCCCGTACCCGCAGCCCAGCGTGACGACTTTCCCGATTTGCCGCTCCGCCACGTCCGCCCGCGTGCATGGGCGGCCGAAGATGCGCGACGCGGTCAAGAGGTAGGGGTCACCGTCGTCACGGAAGGCGCGAAGCAACCCCACTTCGTCTGCGGCCCATGCGAGACCGCGGCATTCGATGGAGGCGAAGTCTACGACAGTGAAACGCGCGCCGGCGGACGGAATGAAACACGGACGAATTAGAGTGGACAAAACATCGTCCGCCGACGCGTTGATTCGTTGGGCTTCGGCGCGCACCGATTCCAGCGTCAAACCGCCCGGCGCGGTGAGAGCCGGCACGTCTACGCCCTTCGCACCGCGGGGCAGGTTGTGCGTTTGCACCCCCCGCGATGCCCACCTCCCGGTATGGGCTCCGTAGTACACGTGGAGGCCGTACAGTCGCTCCCGGCCGGCCGACGACGCGATAGCGCGGGAGAGCTTCGCGCCGGTGATACGGAGAGCGGATTGCCGCAGCCGCAATACCTCGAGTACGTCCGCCGACACCTCCCACGGCGGGGCGGCGTCGTCCGTGTCGCCGACCGCCGCGTCGGGGTCGGCGAGGAACTGGTCTACGGTCTCCCGCCGGAGATTCGCGAGCCGCACGCCGCGAGACTCAAGCCACCGGCGCATCTTCGGCACGGAGCGGATGTCCGCCGCGGTAAGCTCGCCGGCGGTGCGCCGCTCAATCTCCGCCGTCGCGTCGGCGACCATGTCGGCGGAGACGGCGCAGATACGGGCGGCGAGCGATTCATCGAACCTCACGCCGCGAGCGTTCACCGCCCGATCTACGGCGACGATATCCGGCTCGGCCGCGCCGGCGATATGCGGGTAGACATCGCGGAGTAGCAGCACGTCCGCCACGTTGTAACGGGCCACCGCGGCGACGATGCCGGGTTGCTCGTGCGGCGTTCGGCCGTCCGCGTCCAGCCGCGTCACGGACTTCATGTACGCCGCACCGTCCGTATCCTTCCCGCGGCCCAGCGTCGCGAGTGCGAGGTCATCCAACGCCGGCGGGTACCCAGCGGCGCGCGCGTCGTGGATCGTATCGACCCACCGAACCGGCGGCCCCTTCACCACGTCGCGCCATATCAACGCGTCGAACGCGTCAGCGTTGTGCGCGACGAACGCGACGGCGGGGTCGGCGGCGAGCCGCCGAATCGCGTCGGGTAGCTCCCGGCCGCGGTACAGCGCGCGGGGTTCTTCCGGCCACCCGGCCGGCCACAGTGTAGGGGCGGCGGGTAGCGGAGCGGCGGGAACCCAGATATGCGTAACACCGTTGCAATGCACCACCAGCGACAGTACGCGCGTTGACGCATCCGCCGCGTAGGCGGCACCGCCGACCGCGGGCAGGTCGGCGGCGGATTGCGTCTCAATATCGATGAACGCCGGCGTCACGCGGCACCTGCGGTGATGAAGCGAACGCGCACGCCGGTCGTGCCGTCCGGTTTGATTTCGCACGCGACGGGCTGCGCCGAGCCGGTGAGGGTTTTCCAGTCCGCCTCCAACACGCGCCGTGACTGGCGGCGCGTCCGCCAGAAAAGCGTAGAATCACACATCCCGTCCCACAACGTCGCGAGTGGGTCCGTCGCCCCCACCTCAATATGCGCGTACCCGTCGCCGTTCGCGGCGGCTCGCACCGCCGCGTAGAAGCGGCGCAGTTCGTTCACCCCCTCCATCGCGACGGCGGAGTTTTCCAGCCGGGGGTACCCGAGCTCCGCCGCGATGGCTTCGAACGGCGGCGTTTCGCCGGTGAACCATCGGTCTACGACCCCCGACGTGATAGCATCGCACGCGTCGGCGTAGTACGGGGAGTGCCAGCGGAAGCGGGAAATCTGCCGGACGCCGGACGTGGCGAGCGTCGGTTCCCACTCCACTCGCGACCGCAACGCCACGCCGACGGTCCGCCGGCCAAACTGCCCATCCTCCGCGACTTCCCGCGGCGTGGCGGTGTCAGTGATGATCGTCACCGGCATCCGCCCCAGCGGGACGCGGCCGATGTATAACTCGTGCGTGAGCGTAGCCGGCGTGAGGGTTAAGAAGCGGTCGGCCGCCTGCCGCGGCGAGAACCCGTCCGCGTCCGCGTGTTTGAAGAACTCGTCGATCCCGACGAAGGAACCGCGCTTCGCCGCCTCGGCGAAGCCTCGCTCAAACGCGGCCTTCCCCTTCTCCCACGTCAGCGCGGAGTATTCATCCCCCAGCATCGCCGCGACTAGTTGCGGCGTGGCGGTTTTCCCCACGCCGGTCGGGCCGGTGACCAGCAAGATCGGCGGCAAGCCGGCGAGGTTTTCGGTACACCCCTTTGCGGCGAGGAGAAGCATCAGGTACTCGCGGTCTACGCCGGGGAAGACTTCCTCGACGCGCCGCCACGCCTCCGCCACACCCAACCGTTCGACGGCGTGGCGGTACCGCGGATGCCGATCCCACGGAACGCCCTCCATCCACGCCTGCCGCACGTTGAAGAATGCCCCCTCCGCGGGTTGCCGGCGGTTCATGCGCAGGCCGGAGATGATCGACAGATACGGGTAGCCGTAGGCGTGGAGGCTATGCGTTTCGTTGAGGGTGTCTACCTTTTGCGGCACCGCCTTACCCTCCGGCGTCCAGGTCGCCGGCAACGCCGCCACCTGCCGGTCCGCGCTCACGACGTACGGCTGGCCGGCGTCGTTACCCCAGAATCCCCGGAAGCGGAAAACGCCCTCCCCCGCCGTGAACACAGCGGCAATGCGGGGGTCATCGTTGCCGTGCACCGCGCAGAGGAGGGCTTCATAGATGATGCGCAGATTCGCGTTCGCCGCCAGCGATACGGGCAGGCGCGCGGCGAGAACGTACCGCGCGTGGTCCCAATGGGTGAAATTCTCCACCATCACGCGCACGTCACTCATCGCGTCGCGACGGACGAACGCGGCGTAGGGGAAGACGCCGGGGGCCTTCGATCCGTGAACCGTGCCCATCGCGGTACACTTGTGACATGTCACGCAATCGTTGCCGAAGAATACCGGCTCACCGTGCGACGGTACACCCGGCGCGACGGGGCAACGGTCGTGCGTGTACGCGGCGTTGCGATTCACACCCCGCTCCACGAGCCAGTCGTCAACCGCCGCCGGATCGGCTTCCGTGCCGAGTAGGCGGCGGACGGGGGAGAGGTCGGCGGACGGGATGCAGCGATTGATTTCCCCGCGCGGCCGGCGGCAGTGGGTCAGCACGTCAAAAGTTGCCGACGGGTCGGCTAGCACCACCGACACGCCACCTGCCGCGGCGAGTAGTCGGGCGGATGTCGTCGGCGTGCCGACGTAGAGCAAGTGCGCGCCGCCGCCGCGACTGACCCACCACCGCGCCGGGCGGGGCACGACCTGCGCGATGAGGCTTTGCAGCTTCGCCGCGGGCGGGGCCGGCGTCTCGCCGTGGTAATCCACGTCACACACCGCCAGCCGGTTGGCGTCGGACCACCGGATTTCCGAATCGCCCGCGACATCGGCCGCAAGCGCCGCATCCATCGCGGCGAGCGGGTCGGCGTCGGTGTACTCCGTTCCGCCGCCGGGGACGCCGATAGTGCGGAGGGTCACGGTGAACGCGGCGGCGTTAGCCGCGTCCGCCGGTCCGTCGAACTGCACCACCGGGCCGACCTCCGCGCATTCCGCGACGCGTTCCGCGAACCATGCGGCGTCAACGCCGAGCCTCTCCGCAACCGCCGTCACGTTGGACGCCGGTGCGTCGGTAAATCGCTCCGGCTTGCGGCCGTTAAGCGTGGCCTCAAGGCGATTCTTTCGATACCTCTGTAACGTTAACATGCGAAACCCCCGGTAAGGGCGGGTGAGTTTAGTGAGTCACTTCACCATGTCGGTCAGCTTCTTTACCTGCGCGTCGTGCGCGGCGATGACGGCGTTGAACGTCGCCATGAAATCGGGTGACGCGAGCGCGGCCCCGATCATCTTCGCTTCCGCCGGCGTGGTCGGCTTGATATCCGCCGACGCGGCGTAGTACTGTTGCCCGGACCCCTTGCCCGTCTTCGCCCGCGTCGTCACCGTCGCGGTGAACCGGGCGAACGGTACAGGGATACGGAGGGTTTCGCGGAAGTCCGGCGACTTATTTCCCCACGCGGTCGCGTCGGCGCAATCGCGGAGGGCTTTCAACGCCGCGTGAGCCGCTGGGGCCTTCGTCGTGCGGAACGACACCGCGGCCGGTACAAGGCCGTCGGGGGTGTACGCCACCGCGACGCCGAAGATGGCTTCCTTCAACGGCGACTTGAACGAGCCGGGGTCGGTGCGCGTCACGGTGACGGGGGTTGCACCGTCCGCGCCGTACTCCACGAAGAATTGCACGCCCTCGACGACGTGCATCTTCGCCGGGTTCATCGCGACGTACCCGGTGCCCGGCTTGTAGAGGTAGGGCGCGCCGGCTTGAATGCCGGGCAGTGCGGCCCGGATGTCGGCGTACTTCGACCCCTTCGGTTCGGCGAAGCCGATGAAAGGGACGGCAGTTTCGCGGATTTCCGCGTCCACCACGGGTTTTAAGAAGCGGTCGGCGACAGGGATTGCGACGGCGGTCATGCAGCCCTCTTGGGTTTGGGGATTGATTCGTCGATACGTCGGACCGTCAAGGCAACAGCGGCGGGGTCGATATCAACGCCGAGAAAACGGCGACCTAACCCCACCGCCGCGACGCCGGTGGAGCCGGAGCCGCAGAACGGGTCGAGGACCACGCCGCCTAGTCCCGTCGATGCGTCGATGAGGTGTCGCATCAGCCATACGGGTTTCGGGCACGGAGCGCCGGGCACGCGCTCCGTCGGGCCGTACCAGCAAGGCGGCTCGCAACAGCGGTTGAACGTCGCCCGTGGACGACGTGCGAAGACGCATAGCTCAACAGCGTTCAACCAGAGGTGCTGCCCGTTGCTAGGGGCGGGGTTGGATTTCCACCACACCCCTTGCCGAGTGGTCAAGCCGGCAGCGACGAACGCTGCGCGCCATTCGGATACTTGCTCCGAAGCGCACCAAACGTAAATTGACCCGTCGGCAACGCGGGCGAATTCCGACGCAAGGGCGGGGATGGCGATGGGCGCAGCGTCGGCGTCACCCTTATCAAACACCCGCAACCCGCCGCTGTCCCGGTTCACGACGTTGTACGGCGGGTCGGTGACGACACACTCAACCGAAGCGGGAGCCAGCCCGCGAAGGGTAGTTAAGGCGTCACCGCAAGTGACGACGCCCGCGCCCGGAGTAAACAATTCTCCAAACCCCCCAGCGGGCACCATTGACACCACTCCCCCGGACCGGGTAAAGGTTTGCCCGACCGCACCACCGCAACGGCGGTGCGAACGGCGTCAAGCAGCAGTAGTGAAGATGAGGAATTCCATGACGCGTGGAAAAATATTCCGTCGGGGGACGTTTCCGGGCCTGCGGCCCCGCGAACGCGGTAGCCGTAGGCGCGAATAATCCCGCCGGGTTCCACCTGTTCGCGGAGCGTCTGCGCGGCCGCGAGTGTGTACGCGGCGAGTTGGATCGCGTGATTGTGGAGCAGCACCCACCCGCCGACAGTGCGGGAAGTCTTCACGTCCCACACTTGCAAGACGCCGTCGGCGTCGCGACGAAGTTGATCCAGCGTGCCAGCGATGCGTATCGACTCACCGGTCGGATCGTTGTCCGCGGCCGGGAGCGTGAGAGCTACGGGCACCTCGCACCGCTCTACACTCGCCGGCGCGTTACGCGGATCAAGGGTATACGGCGTGACGAAGCGGCCGGCGTCATCCCAGTCCGCTCGCGGAAACTTCGCGCCGAGCGTCCCGCGAATCTTCGCGAGCGCGTCGGCGTCTCCCGTAGCGTGCCACCATTCAACCGCCGCGTGAACCGCGGAACCCGTATCGGTGGCGACCCCGCCGGCGTCGGCGGGAAGGTCGGCGTCGCTATGCATGACCGCGGCCCGGAGCGCACATCGAATCAACAGGGGCAGTGACGACGGCCGAAGCGGGTAGTCGGCCGTCGCGAATGTGGTGGGTGAGGGGTCACTCATCTAACGACGACACCACGATGGACACCGTCACGATTAGTAGTGAGAGAAAGACTAGAACTACCGCTAGCGCCTCCATCGTCCGAAGCCCCCTCCGAAGTGATGAGAATTTCCGTCGCACTGACGACGCGGATCGCCAACCCGCGCACGCTCCGCACCGACACGCCGTCGGCGGTCTCCGTGACGATAAGGCCGGACACGGGCAGTGTTGCGCGTTCGTTGAGATACTGCCGGTAGAATGACTCGGTCATAGTGATACCCTCAAATCGGCGAGTACGGGTAGCGCGTTGAAAGTGCGCCGGGTCGGCGTTACGTCGGGGTTCAGGCCGAACCGCCGCGCGTCGCGCGCCCACCACGCCGCCATCTTGTCGGTAACCGCACCACGGCCCACCGATGCGAAGCCTGTTTCGATCGGCGGCATTTCGTCGCACCGCCGCCAGCGGCCGTACGCGGTGCCATCATCGTTGCGGAGGTTTTCGCGAGTCGCCGTCAACACGTCGGGGAAACGGGGCGACGCAATGACCACGTACTGACGGACCGTGTCGCCCTCGACGGCGCTTATCGCGTACATCACTCCCGACGTGCCGTCGGCGAGCGGAACGCGGTCGGCTTTGAATCGCCCCAGCCCTTCGAAGCCGACCACGCGTAACCCACTCCGCACAGACGGCGGGAAAGCGGTCTCCGCGTTGACGATGGTCGCGGCGGGGATCAAGCCGGCGAGTAAGTAGGCGTGACGAAGTAAATTGCGGTTGCAACACACGTACTCCGGCGGCAACTCACCGGCCGCGACGGGGCGGGTGATGCGACCGAATAGCTGTTGCCAGCGGACCGGCGACAAGGTCGGCTGCGCGTCGATGAGCCGGCGGAGGGGTAAGTCAACGCCCTCCGACACGACGTTAATCTGAACCAACACGCTTCGCCGTTCCACCGCGTCGCGGAACGCGGCGGCGCGGTCCGCGGTCTCCGCGGTCACCGCCACCGCCGGCAACGCGCGGCGGCGTAGCTCCGCGGTCAGCCCGCACACCGTATCCACCGACGGCATCGCCACCATCGTGGGGCGGTCATACGACCCGCCGTCGAAACATGCGGCGACGATGTCGGCAATCTTCGGCATCGCTGCGGCCGTATCCCGATTCAACTCTGACACCACGAACTCGCCGGCAGTGACGGATACGACATCGTCGTCGAGTATCGGGCACACCTGGCACGTTGGAACGGATATCCAACCAGCCTCGGCGGCCTCCGGATACGTCAACACCGGCACCGCCGGCCCCCACGTCGCGCGGAACGCGGCGGTCGATTTCGGCGTTCCGCGGAACGGCGTCGCGGTCACGCCGATGGCGGGCGCGGAGTTGGTCAACGCGTTCAGTAAGTCGTACGTCGCCGCTTCCGCGTGGTGCGCTTCGTCGATCAACAGCCCCGCCGGCATGATGGCGGTCCCGGCCGCGAGCCGGTTGCGGAGGCGTATCGGCGTGTAGATGCCGAGAGCCTCCCCGCGCTCCGGCGACGTGTCCGTCTCGCCGAGTTTCGCGAGCAACCCCGCAACGATTTCCACCGCCGGCGTGACGATCGCCCACCCCGGTAGCGCGTCACGCAAGCCGAGTAGGATTAATGACTTGCCCGTGCCGGTCGGCGCGGAGTAGAGAATCCGACCGCCGGGCGGCGCGGATTTCCCCCACGCTGCGCCGGCGGCGACGGCGGCCGACTGGTAGTCGCGTAACGTGAACGGGCTGGCGATCATTGGTGTACCTCCGTTCACTTTTGTACCGTGCCCACGGGGTCCGTACCACCTCCGTTAGCTCGCCGTATTCGCTCCATCGCGCGGTGACGACACCGGCACACCGCGACGCGGGAAATGCCGAGTTGCGACGCAATCTCCCGATCCGTATAGCCCTGCCGCCGGAGGGTGACCACCGCCCGCTGCCGGCGGGTGAGTACCTCGCCGAGTCGATCCCAATCCGGCCCGGTATCTGGCGGCGGGGCTTCGTAGGCCTCGACATGGGCCTCGACATGCCGGCGGCGGCACGTCCGCTCTTGTGACACGTACCGCGTCGCGCCGGCGAACCCGGCGGCGAGGGCGGCGTCTTCGCCCGCTCCACTCGCCGCGGAGGCGAGATACGCGACGTACGCGGCTTGCGACACGTCGTCAGAATCAAGCCGGTATCTGCGCGACAAGTTTTCGGCACGCTGCCGCAACTTCGTGTAGACTTGACCGGGTGCATCGGGTAGCATTCTGGAGCTGATTCCAAGACTCGCCGGCGGCGAAGCCGGCGATAATGCGGCGGTGCGTGGGGCCGCGGGAGCCGAGACGCGTGAGAACGTGGGAGACGAAGTCGGCGGAGTCCACGGCCGCGATGCCACCGTCGTCGGGGGCGACCGCCTCAGTCAGTGCCGTCGCGTTGCCGGGGGTGAGCGGTTCGGACGCGTGGACGGTGTCCGGATACGCGGCAAAAGCGCAGTTCGTGCGCGTCGCCGAGTCGCCATATCGGACCCCGATGACGCCGGTGTTGGACCCGTTGCGCAGCCCCGCAATCATCGCCCGCGGCACCTCCCACCACAGCCACGGCCCTACAGGACGATCCGCCGGCCGGTGCGGGAGGCGAGTTAGCAGCGCGAGCCAAACGTCTTGCTCCGCGTCTTCGCGGCTGACGTACATCCGCAACAGGCGGCGACAGATTGAGGAGGAGCGGAGAATCGTGCGGATCGTCGGCAGCAGCGACTCAAGGCTCGGCGTAGAGGTCGTGGTCACGTTGTCCCCCGTGTAGCAGTTGTATAGGCGATTCTATACGGTGTATGGGGGATTACAATGTCCGTTGGCGGTAAGTGGAGGGTTTACGATGAAAGGGAGGCAACTCAACGTCCGCGTCACGCCGGAGGAGCGATTGCGGATTGAAGCGAGGGCGCAAGCGGAAGGGGTTAGGGTAGCTACGTGGGTTAGGCAGATTGTAGTAGATGCGCTGAGTGCGCCGGATGTAGCGAATCTGACGGGTCAATCCGCCTCCGTCACCTTGCCGGTCGCCGGATCGCTTAGGATCGCTTTAGAGACGCTATCTCGCCGGGTAGGGGTCTCGGTCGCCGAGGTCGCTTTGAGGGCCGTAGACGCGGGCCTAGAGGCCTTAGCGGCCGACGTGGCGGAAACGGAGCGCCGCCGGGCTGCGGCGGCCGGCGAATGAAGCCGGTTCGGGGCGGTCGAAAAAAAAAAAAAAAGAAAAGCCCCTAAGAAAAATAAGAAGAACTATAGCGTATGTTATATCTTCTCTATACAACTTTTTTATTTACCCGCCGGCCGGCCCACTCCGAACCGACTCCCGCCGACGCCCCACCGAAAACCTCCGCTACCCTGTCGCCGGGTGTTAGTAGCGTTGCACTCGGCACCCCTTCAGGGCACCACCGCAGCGGGCATGCCTCACCCGCTGCGGTGTTTTCACCCGCGTAACGTTTCGCCGGCGTTTCGCGGCTATTGTTGTAGTGGCCGCCATCACTCCCGTACCCGGAGACTCGCAGCATAAACGTAGCTCCATGCGTTTACTCGCCGTCGCGGTCGCGGCCGGCCAGTCGGCTAACAAGGCGGCATCCGCGGCGGGGATCAAACCCTCCACCGCCCGCAAGTGGGCGCGCGAGCCGGCCTTCCGCCGCATGGTCGGCGCGTATCAGACGCGAGCTATTCGACGCGCCCTCGCGATCATGGTCCGCGGCGCGGTGCGCGCCGCCGCGAAGTTGTACGAACTCGCGAAACACGACGATCCGAAAATTGCTCTCGCCGCTTCGCGTGCGATCTTGGAACTCGGCCCCCGACTGCGCGACGACTTGGACCGCGAGCAACGTTTGATCGCGATTGAAGACCGGCTAGCCACCGCCGCGCCGCTGACATGCCTACCGTCGCCAGCCGCTTAGCGGCGATTGAATCGCGGACCTCCGCTCCGACGCCCCGCCCCGACCTGTTTCAATACCGCGGCCGGCCGGCGGAGTACATCCGCGAGTACCTGCGCCAATCCCTCACCCCACAACAGGCGGACGTATGCGCCGCCGTTGCGGCGGGCCGGCGGCTCGTGTTAGTGCCGTCGGGTAACGAAGTTGGCAAGACCTGGCTCGCCGCCGGTTTAACGTCGTGGAACTACGACGCCTACCGGCCCGGCTTAACGCTGACCACCGCGCCGACGGCGGTACAGGTCGGCGACTTGCTATGGGCGGAGCTTCGCCGCCTCCGCGGGCCGGACGCCGGGTTCCTGCCGCGGGCGAACTACCTCGGCGACGCGCCGGATCATTACGTTCGCGGCTACACGGCGCGTGACGCGACGGCGTTTCAGGGTCGGCACGGCGTACGCGTGTTGGTGATATTCGACGAAGCGGAGGGGATCGACGCAGCGTTTTGGGACGCCGCGTTGTCGATGGCGGATCAACTGGTCGCGTTCTACAACCCGACCACCACCGGCAGTCAAGCCGCGGTTGAAGAGCGGCGAACCGGTAACGAAGTGGTGCGGCTATCCGCGCTGGATCATCCAAACATCACCGCCGGCTTACTCCGTCAACCGCTTCCCTACCCATCCGCCGTGACCCTTGACAAGGTGTCAGATCGGCTCGCCCGCTGGGCGACACGTCTCGCCCCCGCTGAGCACCTTCAACCCGGCGACGTGACGCTCGCCGGCGTCGCGTGGCGGCCCGGCCCCGTGGCAGAGGCTCGCATACTCGGCCGTCGGCCTAGCGTTGCCGTAAATAGCTTATTCGGCTTGCACTTATGGCAATCCGTCGAATCGACGCATCTAGATATCCAACCACATTGGCCGGCGCAAGTGGGATGCGACGTAGCGCGTTACGGTGACGACTTCACGGAAATTATCGCTCGCCGTGGGCCGTGTGTCGTGTTGCACGAAGCGCACAACGGTTGGTCAACGACTCAGACCGCCGCTCGCCTCCGCGCCGTTGCCGCGGAGGTGGCTGGCGATACTGACCCTCGGCGCATCCCCATCGTCATCGATGATACCGGCGTCGGCGGCGGCGTCACGGATCAACACTGCGGATTTCGTTTTATCGGTGTGAACTTCGCGAGCAAAGCGCCGAACGCCGACGAATACCCCGATACGCGGTCGCAGCTATATTTCGATCTTGCCACGCTCGCCACCGCCGGCCATATCGACGTGTCGCGGCTGCCGGCGGAGTCTCGCGAGCAATTGCGCCAACAACTCACCGCGATTATGTATACGCTGGACTTGCGCGGCCGCCGGCGTATTGAGCCGAAGCGCGACATGAAAGCGCGGCTCGGCCGTTCCCCCGACACCGCCGACGCGTTGGCGTTGGCGTTCTTTCAATTCCCCGACGTGTTTGAGAAGGTCTAACCACATGGCGCGACACGCGTTTGGCGTTCCAAGTTTCGACGTACACGGGTCCGCCACGATTGGCGTGACGACTACGCCCGCCGCCGGCCCTTCCGTGCCGGTGAAAGTGTTGTATCTATCGAATTACGACGCGTCGGCGTCGGTGTTTGTCCGCGGCACCGGTTCGGCTGGCGGCGGCGTGGAGATTAAACCCGGCACAACGCTGGGCCCACTGTTCCCCGACAATCTCACCGGGTTAACTTTCGTTGCGTCCGCCGGCACGCCGACGCTCGGATACCTCTACGGTCGCTAACACGTGACGCCGTATTTCTACCGCTCCGCCGCCAGCGCATCCGGCGTCTACGTGCCGCCGTCGTACCTCGGCGGTGACTTTGAGCAACTCGCCGGCCTACCACCGCCCGCCGATTCGCTGGCGTGGTTCGACTGGCAGGCGACGTTATACAACCGCCGCCTCGGCGACGCGCTGTACCACTACGTCCCATCCACGGTTACGGATACGTTCTATTTCGACGACACGAACGGAGACGATGCGAGCGGCGACGGGTCCATTGGCAACCCCTGGCGGACGCTGAGCAAGTTCAACTCCGAGTCGCTCGCGTTCAACGGCGCGGCGCGGTGGCTGTTCAAGCGCGGCGAAATCTTCCGCCCCGCCAACCTCACCGACGGCATCGTGATTCGCCCGCAGTCGATCGTCGGCGCGTACGGCACCGGCCCGGCCCCGCAGTGGCAGGCCTTCACCCTCCCCTACGCCTCCGGCTGGTCGCTCGACACGGGCGACACGTATGTCCGCGCCGAAGGTACGACGGTGATGTACGCCGCGTTCCAGGACCTGACCAAGGCGATGACGCGGCCGCTGACCGAAGCGGCGAGCGTCGCGAGTTGCCGCACAACGCCGGACTCTTGGATTTACTCTGGCGGTAATCTTTACGTCAACCTCGGCGGGGAAGTGCCGAATAACGTCGGTTCGCAGGTTCAAGCGCATCGCGGGTTCGCCCCCGCCGGCGCGCCGAACTCCGCGTATCACGTCGAAGCGTTCGGCGACCGCATCCTGGTCCGTGACATCGTATTCCGCGGGTTCGGCCTCGCGACGGACGTAACGAAGCAGCGGCATGGCGTCGTGTTCTCCGGCACCGGGCAGAACGTGCATAGCGCGATGATCGACTGCATCGCCATTGAGTCCGGTTACCACACGGTCAGCCAACTCGGCCCGATCCGCCACGTCATGACCGGCTGTACGCTCGGCCTGTGTCAGCGCGGACCCGGCGGACAAACGGTCGGCGTCACCTATTCGGACGCCGGCGGGCAAGAGACGCTGATCTACAATCACACGACCTGCGCCGGCAACTTGCCGACAGAAACGTTCGGCGTGCGCATGGTCGGCACGTCCAGTTACTACGGGCACACCGCCGGAGCCGGCACGGTAAAGCTCTTTGTCAACAACGGTCACGTCCACACACCCGGCCCGTATTCTCCGATCATCGGCGCGGGGGTAGCCAACTCCGTGCCGGCGTCCACCATTGACGAACTGCGGTCGTTCCTTGTCAATCAGCTCCGCGACGAGGGCACCGCACGGCATATCTCCGTGTACGGCGCGCCCGGCGGGCACGCGGACATCAACCCCTACTACCGCGGGCTGGTGACGGACCAATCGGCCCGATCCTTCGGCAGCAGCAGCACCGGCTGGACGATCAACGGCCGCTTCATCGCCGGCCCCAATGGCGGCGGCTTCGCTCGCATGTTCGGCGATAGTAGTGGTAACGGTGTAGAATCGGGCGGCACCTACGCTAACTGCCGTTTTGAAATGAACGCTGCGGGCGGCATCTTCCGCAGCGGCTTCTCCGCTGCTGGACACCCCGGCGTCGCGTTGCACAACTGCATCGTCGTCGGCAGTCGTGTTGATTCGTACCTGAATATTAGCAACTCCGCCGGGCGGTTGCGGAACAACGCTTACTTCCTCACCGACCCCAGCGATCCGGCGTATGACGCGTCGATATTCGCCAACGGGCCGGGTAAAGGCGCGATTGCAGACCCCGGCAAGGTAACGTTGGCGAGTATCCCGGCCGACGGCGTGCCCGGCGAGTCGTCGGTGTTGTACGACGCGGCTGACGGCGGTCTCCTGCCGCAATACGACGCGGCCGGCACGGCGCGGGGGCAGGTGAAGTCAATCGGCCCGTGGTCAGTCGCCGGCGGCGGTGGGCCGATCCTGGACGTGGCGACGGCGCTGGCGTACCGCGTCCAGCCGTCCGACGCGCAGGAAACAGTCGCCATCGCTCCGCCGATCAAGGTTGAGGCGCGAAACGCGCTGAACCTATTCAACCCCGACTTCACCGGCCTTGTCACCGTCGCGATGCAGCCGGGCGGCGCTGGCGGCGTCGCGACCGGCACAACATCACGCAATGCCGTCTCCGGTGTCGCAACGTTCAACGACGTGGCGGTGAGTAAAGAGGGCCTCGACTACGTGATGATCGCCACGTCGCCGGGGTTGACGCAAGCGCTCAGTGAAGAGTTTGAGATTACCGGGCCGTGGAACCCGTCGCAAATTACCGCCGGCACGGTGGGGCTATTCTTCGGCGACCCGTCCGTTACGGAGTATTTCCAAGACACCGCCCGCACCACCCCCGCCGTACCGGACGGCACGGGCGACACCAAGCGCGTGAAGGGTTTGACGCCGCGGGTCGGCCCGGTCGGGACGCAATCGACCACCGCGAACGCGCCGATCCTCACCAGTACGGGCTTGCAGGCCGACGCGACGACGGTTCGGCTGCTGCTTGGCAGCATCGTCACGGCAAACGTGTCGTCCGCTTACACGATGTACATCGTCGGCAACGCGGGGTCGGGCGAGTTCTGGCCGGCCGGCTCGCAGGACAACAACAGCTACGTCGGCTTCCGGCCGTCGTTCAACGTGGTGCAGACCAGCAACGGCCAGTGCAACACCTGCCCGTCGGGTCGCTTCACCATGCGGATTCGCCGCACCACCGGCGGCGACACCCGGTTTAAGTACACCGGCGTGGCGGAAGCGAACGCAACAAGCCAGAACGGGGCCAAGTTCGACCTGGATGAGGTGTTCATCGGTTTGTACTCGGCGGCCGGCGGGCGGCTGGAAATGATCCTGTTCGTGACGAACGCCGACATTAGCGGCACGGCCGACGAAACGAGCCTTTCGGCGTGGCTTTTGGATAACGGGTACCCGGCGTTTTAACGGAGCGGTGAGATTTGCCTGAGACGCGCGAATCGTACCCCGACTACTTCCACAGCCTGACCAGCCCCTACGCCGAGCCGCGCGACGCGTTCGCCGACGTGGCTTGGGGCTTGTCCGGCAATTGGTTTTTCCCGCCGCCGTTGTACGTGGATTCGACGAAGCGCGGCGAAGCGCTCCCGATCTACACGACGGAGGCGCAGTTGAAGGTCATCCGCGACCGCAACCGCCGGCTGGTTGCGGAGAACGAATTCGCCCGATGCGTCGTCGACACGCGCATCGCGTTCATCGTTGGGACCGGCTTCACCTACGAAGCCGCGGCGGTCGGTGTGGGAGTTGATCCGCGGCTCCTCGCCGACGTGCAGCGCGTGATTGACACCTTTGCCGCGGCGAACCACCTGCCCGCGCGGGAGGCGGAGGCGCAGCGGCGGCTAGACCGCGACGGGGAGTACTTTCTCCGCCTCTTCCCGCGCCCGTCCGGCCTACTCGCCGTGCGGTTCGTTGAACCGGAACACGTCAAAGCGCCGGCGGGGGAGTGGACGCCGGCGCGTTCTTTCGGCGTTGAAACTGACCCGCGAGACGTGGAGTCTGTGACGGGTTACTGGGTTGTTGATTGCCCCACGGAGAACACCGCGCCGGAGCTAGTCGCGGCGGACAACATCATCCACGTTCGCGCAAACGTCGATTGGTCGGCGAAGCGGGGGCTGCCGTTGCTCTATCCGGTGGAACCGAACCTCCGCCGCATCGAAGAGCTACTCGCCTCTATGTCCACCGCCGCGAAGGCGCGGGCGAAAATCGCGATGATCCGCCGGCTTGACGGCCCGAACCGGTCGGCGGCGGACAAGATGGCCGCGTCACTCGCCGACGGGCAGACTGCCGACCCGGCGACGGGCACGGCGACGAATATCGAACGGTTGCGGTTCGGTACCATCCTCACCGCGTCGAAGAATCTTGACTACGAATTCCCCGACGCCGGCGTCAACGCGGCGGACACCGTTGCCGTGCTGCAGGCGGAACTCCGCGCCGTCGCGGCGGCGGTGATGATGCCGGAATTCATGTTGTCCGCCGACGCGTCCAACGCGAACTACAGCAGTACCCTTGTCGCCGAATCGCCGTCGGTGCGGAACTTCGAACGTCTCCAACGCATCCACGCCGACACCTTCGCGCAATCCGCCGGCTCCCTGTTGTGGCGACAGATTCGCGAGTGTGTGACGGTCGGCGTCTTGCCGGCGGAGGCGTTGACGCAAGTGCGCCTCCACGGCGTCGGGCCGCCGCTCACGGTGCGGGATCGGGATAAAGAGGCGACTATGAACGCGGCGTACATCAACGCCGGTGTGAAGTCGCGCCGCACCGTCGCGACGGAATTGGGACTCGACTTCGACGAAGAGGCTCGCAACATCGCCGCGGAGCGTGCGCCGGCCGAGCCGGCCCCGACCACGGAAGTGGTAGACGACGCCGGGCATAAGCACGGGGCTGACGGTAAGTTTAGCAGCTCAAGCGGCGGCTCGGCGGCCGGGCCCGACGACTTGCCGGGCGGTGCGACGATTAAGCCGAGTGAGCATGGCGTCGGGTTGTACGTGCCCGGAAAGCGCAAGCCGATTTTGCAAGCGGAGGATCGCGAGTCATTGTTGCGAATGGCTGCGCGAATGACGACGCCGGCGCACGGCGACGGGCTGCGCGGGTTGATAGCTCGCCACACCGCCGACGCGTCGAAGGGTAAAGGCGCGGACGACAACTTTCGCGTCGGCGACAAGACGGTCAGTCGGGCGGAGTTGATTAAGGCGCAGCGTGACCACCTAGCGCAGGCGGAGGATAGCTACGGCCGGCCGATTCCGAAGGTCGGCGACGAAGTTAGTAAGCTCGCCTTTGTGTCGGCTCGGCAGCGGTCGGGCGACGCGCCGCCGCCGCGCATGGTCGGGACGTTGGAAGTTGAGCCGGACGGCCTCCACGTCGTCGCGGTGAAGGCAATAATCGGCGGCACGGTCCGCGGCGTGAAGGTCGGCGACCGCGCCCCCTACAAGGCGGATTGGCGCGTCGCGTCGCCCACCACGGAAGAAACGGTAGTCGGCCGTGATTCGTTGGGCCGGAAGTACAAGGCCGTCGATGGCAATCGCGTTCCGCCGGGCGACGCGGAGAAGCCGAAGGCGGAGAAGCCGGACATCACAAAGCCGGTGACCGACAAGGCCCCTTCGCTCGCCGAACGGCAGCGGCTAAGCCTCCGCGCTCAAGTTTCGTCATGGCTTAGCCGGCACGACGGCCCGCCCGGCCGCGAGGCTCGGCTTGAGATGTATGACGGGCTGATTGACGGGGAATTGGAGGGGTCCCTCGGCAATCACGAAGGCGGCGCGTCCGGCAAGGCTGCCCGTGATTTGCTTATGGAGGCAGTCGGCGCGGCCTTGTTCGGCGGTAAGTTGACCGGCGGGTCGGGGTCACCGGACGATATTAACGTCGGGCACGTGTACGAAAAGCTGGAGGGGCAACCTAGGCTGTTAATCGATATCAAGCGATACCTATGGGACTCCTCCGGCCGCGCTCGCGGACACCACGGCGCGAAGGATTTAATTGACAAGCTGGAAAACCTCAACGATGATTGCTACGCGCAAGTCGCGATCATCCCGCCGGGTCGGGGTAAGCCGGGGAAGATTGTTGCGCGGTTTGGGGTGAAGTCTCTTTCGGACACGAACGGCGTCGTCCTGGCGGAGGGGTTTTCTTCGATTCGGGATGTACTTGCCGACCCGGCGCGGTATAATGATTTGAAGCGGCGTTACGAGGCGTTCCGGGACTCCCTCACGCCGGAAAGGTGGGCGCAGGTGCGAGAAGAAACGCAAGACACGAAGGCTGACATCGCGGCAAACCTCGCGAAGACGTTGGAGGGGAAGGCCGCGGCGAAAGTCGCGGCGGCGCTGCCGAAGGAGTCGCTGCTGGCGGCGACGGCGGAGTCGCTAGGCGTGTCGGTGGAACAATTGAAAGCGATGCGCAAGAAAAAGTAGCAGCGGTTCGCTGCTACGGTCCGCGGCCCGGCGAGTCGCTTCGCCGGGCCGTTTCGCGTCACGCGGCCGGCGGAATTTCTCCGGGCCGCGTTACGTTTCGACCGCGGCCGACGGCTAGGTAGTGATGGCCGTCCGTCCCGTCCGCGCCCGTGAATCCGTTCCCGTAGGCGACCCCCGCATCGACACGGAAGCCGCCGTCGTCTACGGCGTTAAAGTGCTCGGCTTCACGTCGCAGAACGGTCGTGAATATCCCCGCGCCGTATGTGAAGCGGCCGCGCCGCTTTACGACGGCGCGATTGTCCGGCTAGACCACGGCGGTCGGTCGGTTCTTTCTACGTTTGGCCGTATCCACGGGCCGACGGTGCGCGACGACGGTCTGTACGCCGCGGAACTTCGCTATAATCCGGGGCACGCGTTCGCTAAGGCCTTCGAATGGGCCGTGCGACACGACCCCCGCTCTATCGGCTTATCTCACGACGCGCTAGTGCGATATACGGACGCATCGCAGACCACCGCCGCGGAGATTGTCCGCGTCCTGTCGGTCGATCTTGTCTCCTCCCCCGCGACTACCGCCGGAGTTTTTGAAAACGTAATGGACGAATCCGCACTCACCCTCGACTCTCCCGGCGATGCGTCGGCCGCGGCGGACGCCGCTCCGGCCGACACCGCTGACGCGATTGGCAAGCTGGTCCTATCGATCATCAACGACGACGAACTAGACGCCGCGGCCAAGCGGAAGAAGGTTCTCGCCGCGTTGAAGCTGCTAGACGACGAAGGTGACGCGCCGGCCGACACCGGCGATGCGCCGGCCGACTCCGCGCCGGCCGCCGAATCGTTGGCGCGGGAAGTCGCGGACCTCCGCGCCATCGTCGACGCCTTCCGGACCCGCGAGCGGCTCGCCGCGGAGACGGAGCGGAACCGCGAGCGGTGCCGTACCGCCGGCCTGCCCGCCGCCGCCGTGTCCGACGTGTTTCTGTCCACCCTGGTCGGCCGGACCGCGGAGGATGTTAATCGCCTCATCGCGGATCGCCGAACCATCACCCTCGCCGGCCGCGTCGCGTCGCCGGTATCGGCGGTGCCGACTAATACCGGCGACCGCATGACCCTTGACGCGTTCGTATCCGCCGCTCTCACCGGGAAGTAAAGATGCCTGTCTCTCAACACCTGCAAGGCGATCCGCGCCCGCGCATCGTGCCGGTCGCCACCGCCACCGCGATTCCGCTCGGCGACGTGACGCTGATTTCTTCCGGCAACGCCGTCCCGGTCAGCACGATCGCATGGGACACTAACCTCGCGACCACGCAAAGCGCTGTACGCGCCGCGTTCATCGGCGTATCGGCGCAGAGGAAGGAGGCCGGCGTTGCTCGCGTCTACGGCAACAGTAAAGACAACACGATCCGGGTGAACACCGGCGGAGTGTTCGAATTTGACTGCGCCCTCGCATCGGACGGTAGCTCTACGGTTCAATTTAACGTAGGCGATTTAGTCGGCGTGTACGCCTCCGATAACGCCGGGGGTCCGACCCTCGACGTTAATCCGCAACTCCTAACCACCGCCGCCGCCGAGGCTAACGCCATCGGCCGCGTCGCGGAGAAAAATGTACCCGCGACGAAGCGCGTGAAGGTCGAACTCCTCTCTACCCTCCAACCGGCCGCACGCCAGAGCTAATAAACCATGCCGACACTCGGCCGCAACCTCAAGCGTCTTACCGAATCGCACGGCCTGCCGGCGGTGTTGGATCAACTCGGCGACGCGCTCCGCGCCCGGAAGATTCCGGAGTCGGAAGTCTCCTTCCGCGAATTGGCGCAATCGTTCCTGGGCGACGATTGGCCGGTGAAACTGGGGCGGTACTCCGCCCGGACCCTGGAGGCCGGCGACGCGGTTGACGCTAGCGCGTTCTCCGCAATCTCCGGCAACATCCTCATCGACCGCGTCCGCGATCAGTTCAACTCGCCGGAGTTCATCGCGTCCGCGCTTGTGGAGACGATCCCGGTCACGAATGGGAACCTCGACACGCAGCGCGAGCCGTGGTTGTCCGATGTCATCCCGGAGAACCCCGGCGCACTCGGCGGGTCGGATTACGTCGTCGAAGCCGGGATGCCGTTCCCGAAGACGGACTTCCGCGCGAACTACTTCGCCCTCGCCAAGCCGGAGAAGCGTTCGCTCGGTTGCGTCGTGACGTGGGAGATGTTGTTCAGCGACCGGACGCGGCAAGCGCTGAGCGCCGCGGGGTCGGTCGGCAAGACGCTGGGTCTGTCCCGCGAGGAGCGCATCCTTAAGGTCATGTTTGGCCTCGCCGGCAATTTCACCGCGTCTCTCGGCGGCGGTCCGGAGACGGCGTACAACACGTACTACACGTCCGGCGGACCGTACGTCAACCAGATTGGGACGAACCCCATCGATGATTGGGATTCGATCAACGCGATCGAGCAAGTCTTCGCCAACATGCTTGACCCGGTAACGGGTAAACCGATCGACGTGACGCCGACCGCGCTAATCGTCATGCCGGCGAAGTACTACAACGCAAAGATCGCGCTAAACGCGCCGAACATCCGGCAGAGCTACGGCACCGTTCCGTCGGGGGCAGGCGCGACGACCGACATCGCGGCTTACGCGCCGAATCCGCTCGAGAACAACTACCCGATCTACAAGAGCAAGTACGCGTATCAACTGGTACTCGCCAGCGTCAGCGGCGTCGCCGCGACCGCGCGGGAATTCGCGGTCCTGGCGGACACGAAACGCGCCTTCTACTACCGCGAGGTGCGGCCGCTCACCGTGATGCAAGCGCCACCGGGCAACTTGTACGAATTTCAGAACGACGCCGCGGTTGCGATCAAAGCGATCGAATTCGGCGTGGCCGGCACGCAAAGCCCTTGGCATAGTGTGCTGAGTCGGAACGCGTAATGACCGACGCCGACCGGCTCGCATCGATCAAGACGCTGTACCTCACCGCGTTGGCCGAAGACGCGGCGAACCCCCGGCCGGACTACAGCATCGACGGCCAGTCGGTCAGCCGGGAGTCGTGGCGAGCCGGCTTGTTCGCGCGGGTGAAGGATATCGACGAGCTGGCGCAGGCGGCGGAGCCGTATGAATTGCGGTCCGTCATTCCGTGAGCTTCGATCCCGCCGAAGATTGGACTCTATGGGACGGAGTTGAGGATGTGACCTATGCGCGGTTTGACCCGGCGTCGGACGCTCACTCCGCTGGGTTCTCCGTCCCCGCCTTATTCCGCGCCGTAACGCGCGACGACGTAGCGGCGGCGGACGGGACAGTGTATCGGGGCGTGTCCGTGGCGCACTTCCCGGCGACCTACGCGCCGCCGATCGGATTCGACCCGCTCCCCTTCGACCCGCCGCCGAAGTCGCGAGACCGCGTCGTGCGGGCGAACGGTGAGGTATGGATCGTTGATACGGTGGAAGTTCAAACGATCGCGACCCGGTACCGGTGTCGCGTGGTTAAGGCGAAGTGACGGCTCATGCAACATAGCGTCAATGTGACTTACGTCGGGGCCGGCATCCCACTCGGCAGCACGACCACCGTAACGGGGAATGCGTCGCAGACGTTTGAGTTTACCGTCGGGGCCGGCGGGCAGCATAATTTTGAGGTGCCAGCCCTCGGCCAGACGCCGAAAGCGTTAATGCTCCTCTCCTCCGGCTCGGTCACGGTGTCCACCTACAACGTCGGCGTGTTGGTCGCCGGCCCGTTCGCCCTGGCCGCCAATACGCCGGCCCTGTGGTTTGAGGGGAATAACGATATTATCGATACGCTCCTCAACGGGGCGACGGTCAACCGCCTGCGCGTCACAAACGCCGGTGGCGACCCGATCGATTTCAAGATGGCGATTCTGTACGACGACCCGCCGGGGGCGTAGCCGATGTCGGTCTATTTCGCCCTCCTCACCGCCGTCGCCGACGCAATCGCCGCGTCAGACATCCCGTCCGACGTGCCGGTGTTGATCCGCCGGCGCGGCGCGCTCGTGGACGGCGACCCGACGCCCTGTATCGTCGTGTCACCGGACCGAGAGGCGAGCGATGAGGAGGCGCTGGAAAATTCGCTCACTGTCGCGTACCCCGTGGTCGTGACAACCTTCATCGCGTCGAATCGGCAGTTAGCGGAGGATGCCGGCCTGACGCTGTCCCTGCGCGAGACGGCCCGCCGCGCGATTCACCGGACCGACTTCCCCGACTTTACCGGCGGGCACATCTCTAACGTGACCCTCGACCTTGATCCGATCTTCGACCCCGCCGCCTTGGACGCGAACTGCGACGCAAGCCGGTTCGTTGTGACCTACTCAGTGGAGGAGCCGCGGACCAATGAGTAGTATCAACGTGGTCCTGACGGAAGACCTCAACGTCGCAATGCGGAAAACCGTCGCCGGCGTGCCCGCCCCGCGCCGGGCGTCACACCGGCTAAACGTGAAAGCGGCGTTCACCACGTTGGCGAGCGGCGACCAGCCGAACCGCGCGGACGTTGTGCATTATCAAGAGTACACCGTTGCCGGCGGCGCGTCCCTCGACCTGAACGTCGCCGCGGCGCTCGGCTCGCCGACCGGGTCGGCGGCGGAATCGCTCGCGATGGCGCGGGTGAAACTCCTCCGCGTGTCGCAACGCCCCAACGCGGCGGGCGCGAATTCCTCCGGCTTCACGGTCGGCGGCGCGCCGACGAACCCCGCGCAACTGTTCTTCGGCGCGGCGGGTGAGAGAGTGTCAGTGAAGCAATTTGGGCGCGTCTGTCTCGGTGGCGACACGGCCGGCGTGACGATCGGCACGTCGCCGAAGAATCTGCGAATCACGAACGACGACGCGACTAACGTGCTGACCGTGTCGGTACTAATTGTGGGAGTGAGCGCGTAATGCCGGGCATAGCTGCAAAAAACGCAAGGGCAACAATCGGCGGGTCCAACGCGACGATCAACCGCTTCGATTTCGATGGCAGCGCCGACGAAATTGACGATAGCACTTTCGAGTCAACCGGTGGGTTCAGCGAATGGATCGCGGGGTTGAAAGACGCCACCCTCACGCTCGCCGGACGTTGGGAAACGCCGCAGGCGGGGCTGATCGTCGGCGACACGGTGTCGGTGCGGCTGTTTTGGAACAAGTCCGGCGGTGCCATAACGCCGCTCATGAGCACGATCATCACGGGTTACAAAGTCACCGGCGAGGTGCGGGGGCGGATTGAGTTTGAGGGCACCTTTCGCGTCACCGGAGCGTTCTGATGCTGGCCGCCGACCTAGCCGCCGCGCCGCAAGAATTCGAACACGACGGGAAGCGGTACCGCCTCCACGTGCTGACCGACCGGCTTCGCGGGAAGTGGGAGCGGACGCTTCAGCGCATCGCGGTAGAGAATACCGCAGCGTTGAAGCCGCACATTACCGCCGCGGAGTACCGCGAAGCGCTCGCCGACTTGCGCCGCGACTTCGGCGCTGGCCTCTACGCGTTCGGCGGGGAAGTGCACGGCCGGTACGTGGAAACGCCAGCCGGGTTCGCCGCGTTCCTGCGCGTCATGTTAGACGACGACACGCTGACCGACGACGCGGTGCTAGCGCTCGCCGCGGCGAAGGGTGATACAATCGATGCGCTTTTCCAATCCCTCTACCCCGGCTTGAAGGACTCGGCGCCGGACCCTCAGACGGCGGCGGGGGCGAAGGCCTAACCCGCGCCGCCGTTTACGCCGTACTCTGTCGCGAGCCGTTCGCCTTGTCGCCGGCCGCGGTTGCCGAGCTCACCGACGCGCAAATTGACGCGCTGCTCTCCCACCACCCCGACGACCGGAACCGGGCGGCGCGGAGACCTCCGGAGTACGACGCGGACGACGACGACCATGCGCAACCCCTTTTCTTCGCCGTCCGCCGCGCGCTGGGGCAGCCCGAAGCCGACATCGCCCGCGAGTGGGCGGAGGTAACCCGTGGGCGTACTGGGGCGTAGCATCGGCCGCGCGTCCGGCGGTAGCGACTTCGCCGACGCGGAGAAGGGGTTTGCGTCGGCGGATCAGGCCGCGGCGAAACTCGCCGCGAAGCTCACCACCCTCCGCCAGCGGTACGCCGCCGCGGCGGCTGCCGGCGTCAAGCTGAATAAGACCGCCGCGGCAATTCGCACCGTCGGCAAGCAGTACGAAGCGGCCGCCGGCAAAGTCGTTGCCATGCGTAAGCGCATGGATGAAGCGGCGGAGGCCGCAAAGAAGAAACTTGGCGAGACTCTTAACCGCGTCATGGGGGCGGCAACCGCCGCATTCGCCGCCGCGACGGTCGGCCTGCGGGCGCTGGTGAGCCAGTTCTCTCCCGCCTCCGCGACGCGCTTCGACCGGGCGATGTCTAGCCTCTACGCGACGCTCGGCGCGAAGCTAGAGCCGGTTCTCGACTCCGTTACCGCCGCGATTCGGCGCGTCACGCATTGGATATGGAATCTGCCGGCCGGCGTGACGGACACCATCGTTGCCTTTGCGAAGTGGGCCGCCGCGTCCGCCGTCATAGTCGGCGCGATGGCCGCCGTCGTTAAGGTGGGGTTGTTTTTGAAAATGGCGTACGGCGGAATGGCCGCGGCGGCGACCGTCGCGTTCGGCGCGGTCCGCGCCGGTGCCGCCTTAGTTATGCCCGCGGTCAGCCTCCTTAGCTCGGCCTTCGCCGCCATCCCCGCGATCCTCGGCGGCCTAGTGACCGCTGCGCAAGGTGCGTTCGCGCTTGTCGGCGTCGCGCTAGGGCCGGTCGGCGCGGCGATTGTCGCAATCGGCACGACCGTCGCCGCCGTAACGATGCTATTCCCCGCGATGAAGCGTATCGCGGGGGCCGCCCTCGAGGGGGTCGGCAAGGCAGCGGCGAAGCTTAAAAACGCGTTCAAGGGAATCACCAACGCGTTCGGCGGCAAAGGTGGTGCGGCCGCCGGCACGGACGACGCGCGGGCGGCCGCCGAGAAGAAGCACGCCGCGGAGAAGGATAAGGCGAAGCGAGATATCGCCAACGCCGACGCGGAGACGGGTCGGGCGGGTGCCGCTCTCGCCGCGGCGACGCTTATCGGCAATCAAGACGCCATCGACGCCGCGCACGACGCATTGAAGCGCGCCGCGGCGAAGCGGGCCAAGGGAGAGAAAGACCTTGCCGGTGCGGACGCAAAGATCGCCGCCGATGCGAAGCGGGACTCCTCACCGCCGGAGGGGCCGCGGCAAGCGTCTTACATGTCGGGCGTGGAGGAGATTGGCAAGGCGGCGCGTCTCTCCGCGCTCAACTCGCAGACCGGTACGGACGACAAGGCGCTGGCGAAACAACAAGTCGCGTTGCTCCAAGCGATGCTTGCCGAGCAACGCGCCGCGCGAGCCGTCGCGAAGCAGCAAGGGGCCGACGCGATGAAGCAGAACGAACGGGGGAAGTTGTGACATGCCGCTGAGCCTCCTGCCGCCCGGTCAAGGCGGCGACATCGCCGAGATGATCGGCTCTATCTCTCCCGGCGTCGGGTCGCTGTCGCGCGAAGCTGGAAGTCTAGAGATTGAGTACGAAACGACGTGGGATAAGTACTTCGATTTCGCCTTCGGGATGCTCGGCACCGCGGAGGTGAGCGGCAACCGGCTGCGACGCGGCCTACCGACGCGACACCCGATTTACGAAAACTTTTGGGCGCAGTCCATCACCGCGTTTCGCGGTGTGCAGTTCGACGTGTCCGAAGTGTCCCCCGGCGTGCCCGTCAACCCGGTGGAGCCGCTCTACGACCGGCAACCGTGGTACGCGAGGTACAACCACCTCCGCGGTACGGTCGTCTTCGCGCCGGTGCCGTACCTAGTCAAGGCGGATGAGGATACCGACGAAGATAAGGAATGGGAGCGATACACGTCGCGGCGGTTCTTGCCCGGCGTGGACGTTCTTAGCATCGCCAACGCTGACTATCGATTCGACGCCGCCCTCCCCGCCGCACCGAAGAGCCGACCGGCGTTTCAAGGCGCGAGCCAGATCATCCCAAAGGCCACGTTAGAAGTAACGTGGTACCACGTACCGGAGAAGTTTTACACTAACGGCGTTGGTTTCCCGACGTGGTTGTCCGGCCTTCAAGGCGCGGTCAACTCGACCACCTTCATGGGTCGGTATCCGCCGGGTACGGTGCTGTACGAATCCTACGACGAAACTCTTGTCCCCGACCCGATCCCGCCGTTCACCGACTTGGACAACGTCGAGCGCGTCGCGACGTTGCGCCTCGTGTTCAAGTACTTCGACCCGCCGCGCGGTACCGGCGTCACCGGCGCCACGGCGGCCGACCGCGGGCACAACCTGTCCCCGTGGGTTAGCGGGGCGGGGTTGGGCAGCGACACCGCGACGGGTGACGGCCTGTTTTATCCGGCGTCGTTGCAAGGCAACGGCGTCGTGCGCATCTATCGCGCCGACGACCTCAACAAGATATTCACGAAAGCGTAATACGTGATCCGCCGCTTCACCCCCGGACAACTCTCCGTATCGGACGCTGAGGCGCTTAACGACTTGGCGCGCCGGCTAGAAGCGGTCGAGCGCACCGGCGTCGCCGCGCCGCTGACGCTCACCGACGCGGCCGGGCACCGGGTGCTGGGCGTAGACGTGCCCCCGCGGCTCACCGCGACCATCACCGGCCGGTTGAACCAATTCGGCGGCGCGGGCGGCGGGAGTGCGGGCAGTGACGCCGGCTGCCTCTATTCATGGCGAGAATGCGTAACGGGCGTCAACGCGTGCGATTGCTCCGCCCTGCCGGGTGGTCGCGCCGGGTTCGTCGATTTCCTGCCCGCCCGCGCGATCGACGGGGGTTTCGACGTTGCGCCGGGCACCACCGTCGAGCTATGGCTCGCGTCGTCCCGCGATCATTACTTGTTCGCGCGTGGCGGCGGGGGCGGCGGGTCGTTCGCCGGCTTCGACGTGGTGCTGTCCCTGGTGGACGAGGATTGCGACCAATCGGGACTCGGCGTACCTATCACCGCCTCGCCGACGTACCAGGCGGTGCAAGTCATCAGCAACCCGACCGTCGGCGGGGCGTTCATAGCCCACCCCAGTGGGCGGACGTGGAACGGCGTGACAGACCGGGTGTTTGAAGCCAACGGCCGGCTAGTCAACCCCGGTACGCGGGCCATTATCTACGATGGCGGCATCGTCACGCCGGCGGAAGGGCCGTCGTTCCGGCAGTGGGTTTTCTACTACAACGAACGCGACCCAACGCTATGGATTCGGATCATAACGGACCAAGTCGTCGAGAGCGACGACGGCCAATGTCGCCAATGTTTCGTGTACCTCGCCGCCGCCGGCTCCCTCACCACTAACGAGCCGCTCGGCGGGGTCATCCTCGACAAGCGGACGTGTAACGAGTTCTATAGCTGAGGCTGTTGGGTGTCTCTCGACCCTAAGCTGGTGGTCCCCCGGCGATTCGGAGTGATCGAACCGCCGTTCACGTTACGAAAGCGGACGTGTTACTCGGAGTGGTGCGTAGAGCCCGGTTTCGTGGGCGCGTGCCTCACGGCGAAGGAAGTGCCGTTCGCGTCACGCGCCGGCAACGTCGTCGAGGACATGCTCCCCTGGCCGGCGTTCGGCATCGGCGGCGAGCCGCGATCCCCGCGCGGCCCCACGTCCGGCACGCCGGCCCAGCCGTACCGCGAGTGTTGGGGGCGGCGTCGGACGCGGCAAGAGCCGGGGGCGGTAATAGATTGGTCGATCGTACCGGGGACCGTCCCGCCGGTGCCGGACTACACGATATGCCGCAACAACGTTGCCGTGAACGCGAACGGTCCGAATTGCAACGCCAGCCCCAACGGCGTAGGTATAGCGGAGTTCGGATTCGACCCCCGCAACGGGCACCCGTTTTACTTCCCGACGGACGACTACTCGACGTGGTCGGGACCGCTTTGTAACATTTTCTGCGCGTGCTGCCCGTGCGAGACGTTTTGCGTGAGTTTGCTGGACTTCTCCGCGCCGTTGTTCATCGGGGGCGTGTTAGACGGCCCGATGAACTTCCGCGGCACCGGACCGGGAGTCACGATAGACGACACCAGCCGCGAGTACCTTTGCATCGACAACTCGACCCCGCAATGGTTCGTCATAGACGGCCAAGGCGGGTACGGGTGGGTCCGCGAGCTTGGAGGCGACGACCTTTGCCACCCCGACTATTCGGCGCAGGGCGCGTTGCAAGGGCCGATACCGTACACTCTAGTCCTGTCGTCAATGGTTGTGTGGTCCGCGCCGGTGTTCGGATTCGATTGTTTCGTAACCGTTCTGTTCACTTGGAGCGGATTCTTCCTCGGCACGTCCACCGGCGATACGTGCGATTTCGCATGTAACGGCGGGGTACTAGTTAACAACGGTGACCCCGATTGCGTCGCCAACCCTAACCGAAGTTTCGGCGTGACCGGCATCGTTAGCTTCTCAATCAATGCGTGCCCGAACCCCGACGACCCCAACCCGCAAAGCGCCGATATCTCAGATATGATCCTTCAACCGTCTAACTTCGCGTGGGCGTTCGGCGACGGAGAGGTACCCGATACGTCCGACTCCGTTCCCAACGACGTTCTCCTCCGCTGCCCCGGAGCGTTGCCGCCGTGACCGACAACGACACGGTCAGACGGATTCTAGACCGGATCGCGGCGTCGGGAATCAGGATACCGCCGCCGCGCCGAGCCGGCGAACCTCGACCGCCCCGCGAGATAGGTCCGTCTCCGCCTGCATCACCGAACCGGCGACCTGCGCCCGGCCCGCGACACACCCCGTGCCGGCACCTCGGTGACGCGATCGGGCACCACGACCGCCGGCGTATCTGCCTCTACGACGGTGACGACCGCGATTGGGATTATGCGGTCGAACAATGCACCTGCGCTAGGGCTCGGCGGCGGCTCGCGGCGGAGTCGCTGCAGCTCTGCAGCGAATGCCCCGCCAATGTGCCGCCGTGGCCGTTCCCCGCGCATCGGGGGTTGACTTCGGCCGCGCTGCGGGAGTACCTATCCCACGGCGACCCGCTGCCCTACGGCTGGACCGGCTGGTCGGTAACGCGGCGAGTTATGCCGGCGCTGGCGGCCGACGTACTCGCCGCGTGCCCCCCACCACCGGCCACGTTCGACGCTGACGCGGGCGTCGTCACTGCCGGCGGCGGGCGGTACGACGCGTCGCTGTACGTGTCCTTATCGATGCTCCGCGACACCGGATGCACGCTGCCCGTCCGGCTGTACCACCGCGGCGAGGAGGAGCCGGTATCCGGTGCGGTGCGGGCCATCCCCGGCGTAGAGACAATCGACTGTACCCCCTGGCGAGACTCATCCCGCCAGTGGGGCGGCTGGCAGGTGAAGATTGCGACGGTCATGCGGAGCGGCTTCCGGCGCGTGTTGTTTCTGGACGCCGACGCCTACCCGGTAACGGACCCGACGGCGTGGATCGACACCGTCGCCGACCCCGCGCCGCCCGTCGTGATATGGCCGGACGGCGCGTCTGGCGGCGGAACGGGGCGATACCGGCCAGACAGCTACGGCCTCGACGCCGACGCGGGCCGCCGCGTCCCGGCGATTAACGGTGGTCACTACATCATCGACGTGCCGCGGGCGTGGCGGGCGTTGTGGTTGCATCATCACTTCGACATGCATAGCGACTACTACTATGCCTACAAGATGGGCGTCGGCGGGTACGGCGACCAAGACCAGATGCGAGCGGCGTTGACGCTGACCGGAACCCCCTTCACGCGATTCGCCGCTGCGCCGCTGAGCCTTGACCGCGGCGTTTGGATACAGGCCGGCCCCGACGGCGTCACGCCGGGCATCGCCCATCGCGTCCGGGCGAAGTTCGGGCCGGTGAACGGGCACGGTCAAACGGCGTTCGGCACGCCGATCGTCCGTCACAACGCCGCGCCGGGGGAAGCGGCGGCGCACCGCCATTACGCCGAGTGGGGCCGGCTAACGGGGGCGGTCCGCCCGCGGCCGGCCCCGCCGGCGTTGCGGACGGACCCGCCGGCGGACTGGTCGGCGCGGAATAACGGTTGGGACGGGCGGCACTGGGCGGAAGTTGTGCGACGCGATTGCTACGGACTGCGCGGGACCGATATGGCGGGGTGGACGGTGGTGGACGTGGGGGCGAATATCGGCACCTTCGCCTACGTCGCGTGCGCCAACGGGGCGGCGGTGGTGCACTGCTACGAGCCGGAGGCGGGGAACTACTTCCACCTCGAGCGCAACGCCGCTCTCTTGCCGGGCGTGGCGTGCTTCCGCGCCGCGGTCACCGCTTGCAACGGGTGGGTGAAAGTTATGCCCGACCCCGTTACGCCGGGGAATGTCGGCGCGTTTCGCACGGTGCCCGGCGGCAACGTGCCGGGGGTAGGAATCAATGAAGCGATTGATCGGGCCGGCGGGTGGGTTGACTTGCTCAAACTCGACTGCGAGGGCAGCGAAGCGGAGATACTCGCCGCGTGCGACTTGTCCCGCGTCGGCCGCGTCGTTTTGGAGTGGCACCCGCCACACGACCCGGACGCACTCGCCGACCGGCTCACCGCCGCCGGCTTCACGGTATCCCCGTACTCGGCGGCCCCACAAGCCGTCATGCACGCCACGCGTTACGTTTCGCCTTCCCCCGCCGGCTAGGGGGTAGTGGGTTGGCTCCTCTCCTTGGCGGCGTTTGCCGCGTCGTGGATACTCGCGCCGCCGGGCGACCGTTTTTGGGAAGGATTCAGCTACGGCGGCCTGGTGGTCGGCGGCGTTTGGTTGGGGTTATACCTCTTGGAGCGGTCTAACTTGCGATTGGCGGACATCGCCCTCCTCGCCGTCGGCGGTTGGTTGTTTGTGTCCGCGGCGGGCGGGGGTTCGCCCACC